CATACGAGACATATATTTTAGACTAAACAAGTTGTCAGAAGCAGTTAGCAGAATAGAAGGCAAGATACAATAACGTGTGCTATGTTTGGAAAAACAAACAAACTATGTACAAAATACTAAAGCCTATATTATTACGCTTCCTTACAACGACAGGATGTAAGAGATTAGTGGTTGACCTATGTCGTGCCTTCGTAAAGCAGACCTCGAATACCGTGGACGATAAGTTAGTCGATTTGCTTGAGCAGAATTTGTTTCCCAAATTAAATTAATGACCAAAGAAAAATTTCTCAACATTGAAATAGAAGAACCACCTATAGAGTTGCAGCTATCGGTTGAAATGCGAGTAAGAGAAGTTATTAAAAGTGATGATTACGTTGGTGTAAAAAAATATTGCACACATTTAATAAGACATCAGATGAGACAAGATGTATTTTTAGCAAGTTTGTTAGGAAGAATTATAGAATTAGAAGTTGCATTAGATAAAAAATATAGAGCAGATGAACTAAATACTATGGACAAAATAAAAAAATTCTTTCATAATTAAAAAAAAAGGAGTTTATTATGCCAAAAGGTAAAGGAACATACGGTACAAAAAAAGGTAGGCCACCAAAAAAATAAAGGGTGGTCTACTAGGCTCTAGTCTCTTCCCCAAAATCTAGAGTCGATACCTCAGAGTGTTTTCTGGTCTGCCACTCTGGGGTATTTTATTTTAAAAAGGTATTTCGTTATCGTTGCCTTTGTAAGATGGTGGCATATCTCTGCTTTTATAATTATTTTCTACATCAAATACATTTACCATAATTGATGATGAGTTTTCTTTACCACTAAAGTTAGGCAACCCGGAAAGATTTACCCACTTTTCTAATAAAATAAATTGCTTGCCTTGGTCATTTTCCATAATGACTCCAATGTTTTGCCAGTTTGCTTTTGGATTGCCGTCCTTATCTTTGTACTCTCGTGTCTTGACGGATAGGTTCTTGATCTTTCGTGCCATAAGGTGTCTCCTTTAGTATGCGTATGCGGACAAAACCACCAAGGTAGTCTTGATCCATAGTGGAAATAACAGTATTAAATCGTTTGTCATTAATGCGTAATGCATCAGCGAGCCCATCAATACCTGACTTCATTCTAGCAACTAAGTTATCTCGGTCATAACTTCTTCTGTCCGGGGGGATAAATGTCATTTCCAAAACTAATCTTTCTGGTATATTTCCTGTTACATTTTTAAATTTTTTTAATTGTTCTTTAGATACAGTAAAGCAATCTTTTCTATATTGTTTTTTTGCAGATGCTAGTCTTGCCCAATGCAATCTTCTGTTTGGTGACAATTCTGATGGCGGCCAACCTAATACTATCTCAATCATTGAACATTCTCCTTAATTCTTTAAGCTCATCCATAATTACTTTTGAGTTTTTTATACATCGTTCAAGACTACGCTTCATTGATATCTCGTTTGTTACTGCAATCTCTCGATCTAATTGTTTAATAAAAGATTCTTCTTGTTGAATTTTAAGTGTAATAGCATCATTAACAAATTTAATTTGATTATCAGTTAGATTCATTTTTCTAACCTCCTTATCTCTTCTGTAATGCGGTCATGGTTGACTTTCCAAAACTTACTATCTAAATCTTCAAACCACCATTGCCGATCTAGTTCTGCCAATTGGCATTTGTATCTTGCAATTTTTAAAATAGTTGATTCTTTCATTAGTTTTTCCTATAAGAATCCCAGTTGAAACCTATCAAAGCACCTCCGTTTTCACGCAACCTATCGGTTACACGTTCACCAAGGTAATCTGCCAACTGTTCACTAGGAATGTTTGATAATAAAATAGATGGTTTAAGTTTTTCATAGCGTTCATTAAGGACATCAAACAACACTTGTTTTTCAAACTCTGACCCAAACTGAACACCAACCTCGTCCAGTATAAGCAAATCCGGGGAAGCAAATGCATCTATAACTTCACTTTCTGTTTCTTCCTTTGTTTGCCAACTGTCTTTAACTCTTCTTATAAGACGTTGAACTGTGACAAATAATGGAGCTCGATGTTGTTGCATAATGTTTAACGCAATACCTATTGCCAGATGTGTCTTGCCTGTTCCCGGCTTACCCACAAATATGGCTGAACGGCCTGTTTGTAATACCTCATCAAAGTTTTCTGCATACTCTTTAGCAAAAGCCAATGCTGTTTTTTGACCAGTTGTTTTAGCAATGTAACTATTTAAAGTGCGTGTCTTAAATCGTTCCGGGATAGCGGCACTATTTACTTTTGCCATCCACCTGCGTTGCTCACGTTCTATTGCTTGTGCCTTAAACCTTTCTTCTTCTTGTTTTTCTACCTCCTTCCTTTTAATTGATATACATTTTGGACATTCTGTCCAATAGTCACGAAGAAAATTTGTTGATATATAATCACCATGCAATTTACAATTGCGTGTTTCTGATGGTTTGTCTTGTTTAATTACTTTATTTAACATTTTTCTCTATCTCCTTTTCTGCAATAATAATGTATTCTTTTATATTTTCTAATTCTTTTTTTAATCGATACCCAACTAATTCACCTGTTACAAATTCACCTAATAAACGATTAAGTGTTTCTCTTGCAAATACTAATGCTTCTAATGATTTCATGTTCATATCTTTTGTACCCCCTCGCTGTAATTTGTTTTAGCAAATGATTTTTCTTCTTTGGTTATCCAATCAGATTTAAAACTTTGCCATCCTCTTGCTTGTACCATAATTAATGCGTCCTCCAGACTAATAGTAGTTTTACTAACTTCTTTTTTAATTCCCTTTAATGCAGTTTCTGTTAAAGGTTTTTTTAAATTTTTCCTGTGAATAAGAAAATCCTCCCATGTTTTTTTAGTTACATTATTAGGTCGCTTTATATTTGTTTCTTGTTTCTTGTTTAATGTTTCTTGTTTCTTGTTTAGTTGTACGTCTGTTGAACTAGCGTTGAACCTTGCTAAAGCAGATGCTTTACCTGCCCTTATGGCTGATTGTATCTTGGCTTGATATTTTGTAATTTCTTGGTCAGTTCTTTTATGTACAAAACCTTTACCAACTTTATGTGTAAAAAATTCTTTTAACACTTGTGCTACTTCTGGTTTTTGTTCTGGCATTCTTATTAACCGGGCAACTTCTCCCATATCTTCTGGCAATGGTTTCTCGTGCAGATAATAAATATCTAAACATCTACGAAATGCAAGGTCTTCCATTAATGTTAGATGCATAGTATGGCTCATGTAATCGCCAATGTTGAAAGAATAAAAATGCATTATTGATTCTCCTTTTCTAAATCTAAAATTCTACCAAGAGGAATTGTTGCAACCTGTGGCACAATGCTGTTGCCTAAAGCTTTTAAAGCATTTATTCGTTCAGCCGCGTCCAGTTTAGTGGATAGCCCATCATCTCCTCTACAAATCGTTGGCTGAGATATGTACCCTCGCCAGTTTGGGTTGAGTAAGTGTGGTTGAGAACGCCAGATAATTTGCCTTTTTCTGCCCCCTTCTGGTAATTTACATTCTCCCCGGAATCCTTGTGATCCCTCGTGCAGGGAGTTGGTAACGTCTGTGCAATCACATCCTCCAACATTCCCCTTTTCTTCTCCCTGTTCTGTGTTGTTGTTAAATTGTCTCCCATTGCCCCTGACGCTCTTGGTGTTGGCAAATTTTTCATCGTGTTGAAAAGCTCTACTGTCTCTGGGTTTACTGCTTCCCTTAAATTCGCAAGCTTTGTTCTTCCCTTGCGTGGCCCTTCCATCTGATTCTTCAATGCTTCTGGACTTCTCTGCGGTAAATGATCCATTGTGTTGGGAGTTGGCAACTGATCTGCTATGTCTGGCAATGTCGCTCCGTATCCCCTTGTCTTGTAATCTCCTGTCTTGCCTTTCCAATCCCTCGCTCTTGGTGTGGGCAACGTCTGATCCTTGGTGTTCCATTCTTTGCTTTGTACTGTGGTCATTTCCATGTCGAACTGTATTGTTTTCAAGTGTGGTTTGATCGCCTGCCAATGTTGTATTGAAGGATAACTGAATCCCTTCTTGTCCTTGCGAAACCAATGTTCTATCGTTGTCTTCTTGATGTCTGTTTTCTCTGCTAATTTCTTTATTGTCGTTTGTGTCCTTAGATAACTTACAAACTCCTCCTGTGTTGGCAGATATGGACGTTCCTCCATTTGATGATCCTTGTAAATCTCCATCAATTCCGGGTTCTGCTTTATCTGATCCATCATTATTGTGTCGCTCAATGTTTTCTGTATTGGCTGACCACTTGACCTGTGAGTTTTGCCCTGCAACATTTTGGTTGCGTGTTTCAAGCTCTCCTCCTTGCTGTCCATTGTTGTGGGTGTTGGAAGTGGAGTTGTAGGCAATAATCCAGACTCTTTGACGAAGGTGACAAGCCCCTCTTTCCCTAGCACTAATAACTTTCCATTCTGCATCGTACCCAATTTCGGAAAGTTCCCCAAGAACGATTCCCATTCCGTTATTAAGCAACGCTGCCACGTTTTCCAAGAGGACGTATTTGGGTCGTACCATGCGTATGATTCTGATGAGTTCGTAAAACAATCCAGAACGTGTCTCTCGTGTAATTCCACGTTGTTGCCCGGCGACCGAAACGTCCTGACAAGGAAATCCTGCGCATATGACGTCCCACTGAAAAGGTTTTGCTGTAAATGTTTTGATGTCATCGTGAATAGGTACGTTAGGCCAATGTTTTTTTAATACTTTTTGACAGTATGGTTCAATTTCTACAAATTGTGTAGTCTTAAAACCTCCTAGTAATTGTTCTGCGGCATAGCTAAAGCCACCTATACCCGCAAAAGTATCTAATAATCTAAGTGTCATTTTTCTTCCTTACTATATTTTTCTAATAAATCATTAGCCGCTTGCTCTACCTCAGCACCCTTCATACCAATTGATTCTTGTAATCTTGATAGTGAGGTCTTTGGTGTAACGTCTACAGGTTCTTTACCTAATTCATCCTCTATTCTTACAACAGAATTGATTGCATCATTTTTAGGTAATCGTTTTGCAATGCGATGAATAACTGTTTTCTTAGCCATTTGGTCAAACCATTTTTGCCAAGGTGAATGTGGAGACTCGCTACCCCTTGCGGATTGTTTGCATTGGTTTATCTCGTCCATGTTCATTATTTCCATATACTCACCTTCGTTAGTAGTTGTAACTATGGAGTAAACACAAATACGTTTGCCCCGGTCTCCAACTATTAATGGAATGTGTTTGATATGTGGATTACTTCCAAGCTCATACTCAAAACAATCATTTTCGTATACAACTTCTGCACAAATAGTTTTAACTAATCCGCTGTTGTGCATTAATTTAATAATACCTTCAACCATTGGAAGGTAATTAATTGTTTGTCCATACTGAACTGCGGCCGCTTCTCTACCGTCTAAGTACAAACCATCTGTTGCGGCATCCATAAAGGTTTGAATTAAACTCATTCTGTCTGCTTGAAGCAATTTTGAGTTTTTACTTACAGTAAGTTTTAAAACACTACTGAATTTACCTTGCATCTCTTTAGGTAAAACTTTATTAAATCTGTCTGCCATTTGATCAATTGTTGAATTCATGGCTGCTAGTGGTGTGATTGATGAAGTCATTTGTTTGCTCCTTGTGGTTTTGGTTGTGTGATTCTTAGTTGACGATATGGGTTTTTGGCATTTATGTAAGTGCCAACCATATCTTCTGTAATTAATGTCCCTTTACTACCCTTGGTCATTCCGCAATTTACATTTCCATATTTAGAAACAATTTTAGAAGCACCTTGGCTTTTCTCAAAAATTTGAGCTTTTAATTTATCTAGTTCTTTTTTATCATCTTTAATTGATTTGTTTAAAATAACGTATTGATCAATTAAGTTAGTTACGTCTTCATCAGCAACCATACCTACATCTTCTTGAGCCCTACTGTTTTTAATAACGTAACTTGTGTCACGTTCAAAATTAATTTCCGGGGCTCTACCTGTTTTTATTCTGTCCCAAAATATCTTCACCATATTTTTTATTCTGGTTTCGATAAGTGGATCTCTTTTTATGATGACAGTTTTTAATTCGTTGCCACCAACCAAGGCACATATGCAACCCCAAGAATAACCGCTGACTAAAAGCTGATGGTGTAATTGGAGTTCGATATGCTGTGGAGCTTCAATAGTTCCATCATCATGCTCAATCCACGAATTTTTCCATGCAAGCCAATCGACATTCTTCACCTCAAGTATGCCCGGTTCTTCTGTGCTTGTGATCTTGTAATCAAAGGAACTGCCTATGCGAAGCTCCGGGATTCGCAAGTACTCGTCAAACTGCTCAACTTTCCATCCCATTTTCTCAGCACAGCCATGTGCTATAGAGTCTTCAAGTTGGCGACCCCACATCATCCTTTCGTTGTCTGGAATATTAATAACGACTTTATCTTTCTTTTCGTTATAAAGTTCGTATTCTGTTTTGTATGGTGACAAGTCAAATAATGCAGATACTTCTGTTGATGTGATATCAAGCAAACGATTTTCTAACCATGCTTGTTTGTCTGTGATTGGGTATGCTACTGCGTTCATAGTTTTAGTTCTCCTTGTTTTTCAATTTTTGGAATAAAATACTCAGCAACTTTTTTACCGCTTCTGAGTCTGATCATTTTTGTTTCTATTTTGTGACCTGCTTCCCGGAGATCATTAACTCTGGCAGCTAGTCGTGAACAATTAAACAATGGCTCTGCTTGTTTATGTGTAAGTGGCCCTATGTTTTGTAAATGCCAAAGAATCTTGGCACATTGTGATGTTGTTTTACTCATAGCTCCTCTGAATCTTGAAAAATAACGTATTCTTCATCTTTGACAATTTGCATACGCCACTTGGCAACAATTGATTCGTTGCCACCATATTTCCAAGTAGGGTCTTCTTTCTCATATTCATAATCAGAAAGTTGATACTGCTTTTCTTCTTCAATGCAACCAGATTCTTTTAAAGAACGTACCTTTTTTGTAAAAGGGCATGAAGGCCAAACAGTATGACTAATTGCACGATCAATTTCTAATAATCTTTCACGCAGTGAATACTCGCTGTTGGCATAAAGTTCGATAGTAATTTTTCTCATTGGTCTAGAAAGGATTTGTAATTAGGGTGGTCTTGTAATTGGCATTCGAGGGCTAATTCTTCATCCCAATCTTCTGATGTATGCCGGGAATAAGGAAGGCTAGACAAAAAGTCTAACCTTTCCAATTTCTGTTGGTCATTCATCGATGACCCTGCCAGTAATCATTACTTGATTTCCTGTTTACTTCGTTTATGTATGCCAAGTATTCTTTATCTAATACTTGTGTGACTTCAAAAACTTTATCTTGGTTGTGATAAGTGAAAGGAGATTCTTCCTTCTTAATATGATTCCAAGGTTCAGAACTAACCATGCCATGTTTATGACAATTTTTAGCCCAATAACATTCAATTGGATATGCGTCTTTTGTGTATCCAAATTGAGGATGTTGATCAGGTTTATAAAATAACCAGTTCCCGGAAACCTTGATTTGTCTTGGATATACATCCTGACCAATCTTCTCACCAAGTATGATGGCAAGTTTTTTAATGGTAAATTTCTTTTTCATTGATTTAGTAAATAAATTTGTTAGTGATCAAAAAGAAAGAGGGCTATAAGCCCCCTTACGGTTACAACTATTTAATTAAAGTTGACTCGTGTATCTCAACAGTAACTATGTGTGGGTCTACATCTGCGAATTGATCGCTGTAGTATCTGTACTGTTTTGTGCCTACTAAGTTAGCAAGCTTTTCGTAATTGTTTTGTGCTTCACTAGGAAAGTCATCAAAGTGAGTACCTAGATCATCAATAATGTCAAGCAACGCTTGTGATCTGATGATTTCTAGTTTTTGTGTTTGTGTTAGTTGCATAGCAGTTAAAACAAATGTGTAAAAGTGGATTGCCCACCTGATATGTAGTGTAGACGATTAGTCAACAGTTGTCAAATAGTTAATTTTAAATGCCCTATACTTTTTGTTGATTTTATGTCAATATACATATATGGATAACACACAAGTCACCCCGGTTGAACTAGCTATCAATGAATTTGGTGGACTCCGGGAATTAGCTAGAAGTATTAATAGAGACCCAGCGGCAGTATCTCGTTGGAAGCGATCCGGGAACATACCTTCTGCTATTCAACGTAAGCTTCTAAGAACTGCTTGGGATAGGGGCATACAACTATCTGCACACGATATTGTTTTTGGAAAATGAATTGTTATTGGTGCGATCAAAACCCATTAAGTTTGCTTTGGGAAAAAGAAATTACAGGTGATCCATATTCTGTAAGGACAGTTTTAGAATGCAATAAATGTCAATCTCAATACTATATATTAAAAAAAAGGGATGCATTTGATTGACAATCATTGCTGATAATCAATTTTTCTTATAGTATTTAAATAATTTTATATTTTTTTAGAATGACTTGTACTCCAGTTAAACCTAAAACTATTGTTGTGGGAATAACAGAACAGGGGTATAGAACCGGGTCTAGTCATCATAATTACAATGGTCGTATTACACAAGTTGTAGTTGATGCTTTGCGTGACCTTAATGAAGAGGGACTAGGTTACGGCTGTCTTAGTCTTATGTTTGGTATCAGCCGTGGTTATGTCGCAGCCATTTGTCGCTATGAAAAACGTGTCTCCTATGCAACCCGCTTTAAAACAATCAAAGTTAGGTAGACCAACTGAAAAAGTTGATCCTATTGAAGCTTCTAAAATTTGTGAGTGGATTGCTCATGGTAAAACTTTAAGAGAATATTGCCGTAAAAAAGGTAGCGTTCAATGGAGAACTATTTATAAATGGTTAGATAAAGACGAAGAGTTTCGTACAGCCTTCGCACGAGCGAGGGATACAGGCTGTGAGATTTTGTTTGAGGAGTGTTTAGAGTTAATTGATACTCCACCAGTTATGTGCGGTTCTGAAGGCAATGAGAGGATAGATCCAGCGTTTATTAACTGGCAGAAAAATAGAGTTGAAACAAGATTTAAAATGCTATCTAAATTTAATCCCAAACGGTTTGGTGACAAGCTTGGAGTAGAAGCAGAAGGAAATATTAACTTAACAATTGCAACAGGCGTTCCACAGGTGTAGAGCAGACGTTGATAACACTCGATTACACACCCCGAACTTGGCAAAGAGAATGCCATTTAAAGAAACAAAGGTTTAGCGTTTACGCATTGCACAGGCGATCCGGGAAGACAGAACTGGCCATTATGGAACTAATAGACAAGGCCATGAAGACAGACAAAGAACTAGCTATGTTTGTGTATGTTGCACCGTTCCTGAGACAGGCAAAAGCGATTGCATGGGCAAGATTAAAACAGAAGATAGAACCAATGCGTAGAACGTCTGTAATTGAGATCAACGAGGGTGAGCTATCGGTTAGGTTTAAACATAATGGAGCAATCATTAGACTCTTTGGAGGTGATAACCCAGATGCCATGCGTGGATTACGTCTGGACGGAATTGTGATGGACGAGGTAGCCCAGTTGAAAAATGAGCTTTGGACAGACATAGTGCAACCTGCCCTTTCAGATAGGCTAGGATGGTCTATTTTTATAGGCACTCCTTCCGGGATTAACTTGTTTTCTGAGTTGTATTACAAGGCCATAGACGAGAGCGATTGGACGGCTGCAAGGTATACGGTATATGACACAGATAGCTTGCATCCTAATGAGGTAACTCGTCTTAAACGTGATATGAGTGAGACATCATTTGCAAGGGAATATCTATGTGACTTCTCTGCCCAAGGTGATGACCAGTTAATTGCATTGGCAGATACCGAAGATGCAGCAAAACGTGTATATCAACAAGACCATGTCAAACTGTTTCCAATAATCCTTGGTATCGACCCGGCAAGGTTTGGGGATGACAGATCTGTGGTGTTTAGAAGGCAAGGTAAACAAGCATTCAAGCCAGTTGTATATCGAGGTATAGACAACATGGAATTAGCGTCACGAGTAGCCAATCTGATAGAGGAACATATACCAGATGCAGTGTTTTGCGATGCAGGTGCAGGTAGTGGTGTAATCGACAGATTAAGGCAATTGTCATATGACGTAATCGAAGTACCTTTTGGTGGCAAGGCATTGAAACAACAGCAATACATCAACCGTAGAACTGAGATGTGGTGGTTAATGAAAGAGTGGATAGAAGAAGGTGGTGCAATACCTAACGACATAGCACTAAAACAAGAGTTAGCTACACCAATTTATTGGTACGACAATGTAGGTAGGCGTGTACTCGAATCTAAGGATCAGATCAAGAAGAGATTACAGGGAGCAGGGTCACCAGATTTAGCTGATGCACTAGCACTAACCTTTGCCCTCCCGGTAGCCAAGAAAGTGCCAGAGGACATATACATCAAAAGACGTAAAGAATCCACAGGTAAGACGGAATATGACCCATACAGCAGACTCTAATTTTATTCGTGTAGCACATGGTCTAGATGTAAAGCCATTGCTTAAATTATTAGACGATAAACCAGAATTATGGACAGAAATAACAGCACGCCAAAAAGTAACTAACTCACCACACAAAGATACCAAGTGTATATATGTTCGAGGGCCATTAAAAATGAGTTTGTACTACGTCATGCACGATTTAGGATCATATGACTACCCATGTATGGAGTATTTACAGGCAGCACTTGTACCATTAATGCGACCAGTGTTAGAAAAGTTAGAAGTTAAGGAGATGGGTAGGGTACTTATTGTTAATCTCAAACCTAGTGGCCATGTAACCAAACATAACGACCAAGGATTGTATGCAGATCACTATTCCCGGTTTCATATTGTACTCAAATCAAACCAGTGGTGTAGCCAAACTTGTGGTGATCAAAAACAAAAGTTTGAAGTAGGCGAGGTCTGGTGGTTCAACCACAAAAAGATACACACAGCGGACAATGTTGGCATGACAGACAGAGTACATATAATATTTGATTGTAAGACCAAGTATTTTTCTATGGATGGTGTGACCGTAACTGGCG